ACGCCGTTCGCGATTTACTTGTTGTAATATTGACAACCTCGTAAATCGCGAACGGCGTCGCTTTTGTTTGCGCTCCTATCACCGGAAACACTCGTCCACCAAACAACGTGTTCAATGCTGAATCGGTTCTAAACTTTGATTTAATAACCTTACCAATCATATTCGTGCGGCTTTTACTTGTTTATTCAAGAATGAACGCATCAATCGTTTGAACTCGTTTCCAACGCCACCCGAATTTTTTGTTCGTGCGCGTTTAGCAAATCCTTTGTTTGGTCCGTTATATTGTCCGTCCCTTAAATATCCGTATTCCAAAAAGTGTGCGAACCAACCACCCTTTTCCGGGTCGCTAAACGCACGCTTCACCCTTGGACCAACTGACAACGATGCAAACGTCGCCCCACGATTCACACGCGTGGTGATGATGCCCATTGATTTCTTTAATTGGCCTTTAGTTATTTCTGCATAAATGCCGCCGTTTCGGTACACCTTAAACGTTCCCGAACTGATGTTCGTGATTTCGTCTTTGTACCCTTCCAACATCGGCTTCAATGACTTGCGTGCAATGCGACGGATTTGTGCAGTCGTCACGCCATCATGTAGGTTTTCCAACTCTTTGAAAGCGCGTTCGAATTCCTTCTTGATGTCCTTTTCGTCAAAGCCAATGAAAGCACCACCCGAACCGCCGCCCGTGCGTTTGCTTCCTGCTGACATCATTCTTTCCGCCGTTGTTCCCATTAGTCCGCAAATCTTGTCACAATCTTTTGGAACGACTTGCGTGCGTCTGCATTCAAAATCGCTTCGATTGTGTAGGTTTTGTTGTCGTATACAATTTGCATTTGCTCATTAATGTCTGAGCGGTAACGAATGAAAAATTCGACTTTTTGCGTGGCGACCATTTGGTTTCCTTCCTCACCTTCATTCCCGCTTTTTTCCACGACCTTTGCCCAAACATTGGCCAAGGTTGTGAACCACAAAATCTTCTCACCAAAATCATCGGTTGATTCGGTGAATGATTGAATCGCGATTCTGCGGTCTAATTGTCCCGACTGGTCAATCATTAGAATGTGAATATTCGATATGGGTTCCACAAATATTCGGATGCCGTTGGCAGTTGACGAACGCGGTCCATTCTTTGGTCGTACAATTCAGAGATGACCAACATCATCCCTTGAATCAACGGCTTTGGAATTGCCGAAACATCAGTCCCTACAACATAGCGAACAATTAATTGGTTGATAACACCCGCGCCCGTTGTCCATCCACCGATGGATTGAATGCGTGCGGGTTCTGAAATTAAATCGGTTGTGTACAACGATGACGAAATCACCGCCGTTGAACCAATTTCATCTACATAAGAAACTGAATCGATTGATGCAACTGGTCCGCGTGATAAATACAACAAGTTCGATTGACCATCCCAATGATTGCGTGGGAATTGGTCAAAATATTCGTCTATTGTTGAAGTCACCAAAATGCGTCGCGTGTATTGTTCACACATCTCACGTGATGCCGAAATCAATGCCGAAATCAAAGTGTCGTCATCGCTATGGTCAACGCGCAAAAAATTCTTTGCTTCCGTCAATGTGATGGGTTCGGACGCCGCGGGCGTTACAATATCAATTGCCATTTGTTAGCGTGTTTCTTTTGTATTGGTCTTTTTCACCGCCTTCTTTGCGCGTGCTTTTGGTGCTTCGGCTATTGCCTCACAAAAACCCGCATTCAAAAAATCGGTCAACATCTCATCGGAGCGGATTTCCACCACCGCGTGTTTGCGGTAGTGGAATCCGTTACCCGAAACAGATTTCAAAAATCTGACTTTCATGATTAGGCTTGAGCCAAGTATTTAACCGCACGGCTATCAAGAACCTTCGCATCCTTACGAGCGTAAGAAACGAAACCAACTTCTAACTCGTCCATGTAACGCTCGTTCAAACGTACCATTTGAACACCACCAGCAGAACGAACAACGAACTTGCTGAAATCTGCCGCCAATAGGGTCTTGTTGCCCGTTGCGATGCTTGATTCCATATCGTTGTTGTAGTATAGGTTGAATCCGAATAATTTGTCCGGCTGACCCGCTTCCATCGATGGGATGAAGATTGGGAAGTCATTTGCAGAACCAAGACCTAAAGCACGAATTGCCGCGATAACGCTATCGTTCGCCATCAAACCAAATGTTGGCTTGTTGCGGTACGATGGGTCAATTGAGTGGATAAGGTCAAGGATATCGTCAGCAACGATTGCCGTTGCAGATGCCGCGGTGTTTCCTAAAGATGCACCCGTGATGATACCTTGTGGCTGGCTTGAACCAGTTCCAGTTGTGAATGCCGCGTTTGTTGCACGTGCGATTCTTTCTCCCATTGCTTCAGCAAGGAATGCGTTCAAATCGAATGCGTTGTCTTGCAACAATTGCATTGACACACGAACTTGCGATGCGTAGTTGTAAGCAGACAATTGCGCGTTTGCGAATGTCATATCTTGAACAGTTACCGCCGCCGCTTCAGAAGTCAAACCAGCATCCGTGGCCGTGTCGTTGATTGTTGGATAGTCCAACAATGCGCCACCCGCAGTGTTCAATTTTTTGGCTAAACGCTCAACCTCACCGGTGAACAATGTCGCCATATCTAATTCGTTGCTGAAATCTTGAGGTACTAAGAAACCACCTAAAGAATCAGTCCCAGCGATTTGCGTGCTTGTTCCACGTAATTCACTCATAATTGAACGCTCGTTTGCGCTCAAAGAACCCATTCCGTTGCGTAGGTATTTTTCGAATGCACCTTTGCGAGTTGCTTTTGGAGCCGCTTCACGAACTTCAGCATTTGCCGCCAATTCTTTCTTCATCTCAGCAGTGCGCTCGATAACGTCGATTTGGTCTTTGATGCTTCTTGCATCCGCTTCCATTGCGTCGAATTTCGACTTTTCTTCGGCGTTCAATGAACGTCCTTCTTTTTGTGCCGCGTCAACGATTGCCGTTGCGCCTTTGATTAGTTCCGCGCGTTGTCCGCGGAGTTCGATGTTTTTCATCGTTTAGAAATTTAGAATTTTACTTTTATACAAATAAAGGTTGGAATCTTCTTCCTTCGTTTCCACGACTTCGGATTCGGTATTTTCTACCGATGCCGCTTTCGCTTCTTCTTTGGGTTCCGTTTCCAAATCGCGCTTCAACTCTGACGTCGAATCCGGATAAGCTGGTTGGCTTACGGGGCTTACATCGAGCAAACGTGATACTTTTTCAATGATTCGGTAGGTTGTTCCATCGCGTTGTTCCCATCTATCCTTTTCGATTAGGAAAGCGAATGAACTTTGATTGACGTCGCCGCGCTTCATCAATTCCGCTAAATCATTGGCATATGTTGTGTTGGGTAAATCAACCTCATAAAACAAACCGCGTTTGTCCGTGCTGATTCTTAGCGTGCCGCTCGACACACGTCCCAACAATAAATTTTCATCGTGGTTAAAATAGGCACGAACGTCGTTGTCCATAACGCCATCGAACGCACCCGTTGCAATTTGTTCGTAGAAACCACCCATCCATTCGGAATCCGAATTGTAAATGGCGGCATAACCACGAATTGTGTTTCCATTTTGTTCCGCGTTTTCCATTCGGAATTCGCGTTGTTCTTTTACGACTGAAGACTTGCGAACTTCAGCATCGAATTTTTCTAATGCGCTGAATCTATGAACAACGTTCAACACTGGTTTGCGCTCAACGTATGCGTCGGATTCTGAATCGTAGCGGTAAATTCTAATCAATGCCGCGGGGTCATCGGTTGTTCCGTTGACTTTGAATCCCGAATCCGCTTCCAATTCGCCGTCCGTTTCAACTTGAATGATTCGGCCATAAGCATTGCCGCCCGATGAGTTCCAACGCACAAAGTCACCAACCGCCAATTCGTTTGGTTCGGCACGTTGTTCCGCCTTTGATTCCGTTTCAATATCATCGCCCATTTCGCCTTTGCCGAATGTGATGACGATTTCGTCATCGGTTTCAACAACGGATTTGATATGTCTTTCGCTTTTATCTTCTTTCATTTTTTCAATCGTTCTTTTTGCCCAATTCAACATCGGGTCGCCACCCCATGCGGCATACATAATCGAACCACAAATTTCTTTTCCATCCTCATCAAAAAAATTGCCTTGGTCGTACACCTTGGCACGTGATAAAAACGAAAAGGTCCGAACCAAAACATCGTCCGAAATCGGTGCGCCGCTTGACAATTGCGATGCACGTTGCCAACCGACGGATGTGCCGCAATCGGTTCCGTTGTCCTCGCGGTGTTTTAACGCCTTCTTAGCGTTGTTCTTTGCCCCTTCGGGGTAATTACTCCACGGCATCGTTTGCGTCGTTTTGTGGGTTCGCAACGTCAATCATATTCATTGGTTGCAAGTATGCATCACCGCCATCGATTGGGGCCATATTTTCCAACTTGCGGACATCGTTTGCGCTAATCCATCCCCATTGACGTCCCTTTGTATAGGCTTCGTAACGTGAACGAATATCACCACGCAACAATCCGTCCATATTGAAACGAATGTAATATTCAGAATCGCCAACAAACAACTTGCGATTGATTTCCGATTCCCAGCGTTTAACCCACGGCAAGATTGTGTTGCGTTGGAACATTATTCCTTGCTCTTCGACGTTGGCGCGTGTGCTTGAATTTTCCATCGAACCCAAATAGGCCAATGGCAAACGGAAAAAACGTGCGATATCTTCAACGCCGAATTTTCGCGTTGATATGAATTGCGATTCTTGTGGACTGATGGACATTTTTTCGACCTTCATCCCTTCTTCCAAAATCGCCGTTTTGTGCGCGTTATCTAATCCCGCGTTGCGTTGTGTCCACGAACGAATCAAACGTTTGTAGGCTTCATCGCTAAGACGTCCCGGATGTGTTAAGACTGCGGAAACGTTTGCACCATTTCCAAAGAACGAACCACCGAATTGGTCAGCCGCTAATCCAAGGCCGATTGATTCACGTGCGGATTCAATGACCGATTTTCCAACCACGCCGTCGAATCCTAATCCAACCAAGTGAATCATTTCGGAATCGTCGAATGTTTCTTTGTTGTCAACTTGATAAAACTTTTCGTCTTTGTAGACTTTCACATCAACACGATTTGGTGAAATCGGAATCAACTGAATTGGATTCCCAGCACCATCGCGTTTGATTGCGATGAACGCGTTGCCGTGCAAACACAAATTTGCTTGACACGTTTCGCGGAATGTGAAATCCGTCATCATCGCATTTGGATGATGAATCAATTTGTTGATTGGGTGCGCGCTTGCATCCGCAACGATTCCGTCCGTGGTTTGCTTAACGCTCCACGGCAATGTTGCCATCGTTTCGGAAATAACACGAACGGCACCAAAGACGGCCGACAATTGCATCGCGGTGTTTTCCGTGACTGCAATGCCCGTTTTTGATTCGTTGTCGCTGAACATCCATTCGGCGGGATTCGCCAATGATGTTGATGGGCGGTTCGGATTGGAACGAAATGCGCCCAAAATGCGCCCGAATAAATTTTGATTTTCGGCCATTCGGTTGAAAATGATTGTACAATTCGGGGTGAATATACAATATCATTTGCAACAAAACAATGGCAAAAAAAATGGGGACGTCACCACAACGTCCCCAACCAAACCAAACACCAATCGGAGCAGAACGCCCCGTGGTTCCCTAAATGCTTTTGTGTATTGCCGAATTTCGTTTCAAACGTTCGTTCAATGCCGAACGGCTAAATGAAATGTATGTCGTGCATTCTTTCAATACGATTCCCGATGGTGTGATTGATTCCACCAAAAATTCTTTTCCCGTGCGCGTCATCTCGATGATGTCGCCAACTGATATGTCGTCAACTGGTTCCATGTTCGGTTTGTAATGTACGGAATCATTTTCAATTATTTCCATTCGATTCAAAATCGGTGCGAAAAACATTGATGATTTCCCCATTCAAAAGAATGCGCACAATGTACCCATCGCCCGATTCTGCAATCCACGGCGTCATTCCACAATCAAACAATTGCATTGCTAATGACTGGGCATCTTCAATTTTCATCATAACATTCGTATTCCTTGCGATTCATATGTTGACGTTGACGTCATATCTTTTCCCTCCATTGTCATCATCTCGCCCAATGCCATAATCATTGCGATGATTCCGTCAATCTTGTCGCCCGCTTTTGATTTGCTGAACTTCACATTCTCGGCATCGTCTTTTTTGGTGACTACATTCGCCGCCATCCATCGCATCATTCCGTGACCGCCATGATGCAACAATCGTTTCTTCACCAATATTTCCGCATTCTTAATCGGTGCCGTCATAGAAATAAAACCTTGGCCGAACGGGTCCATCTCAATCCCGGCGTCCGTCAATTGTTGGACCAGTGAATTCGAATTCCATCTATCAAACGCCACGGATTGAATGTCAAAGATTTCCGCACATTCCTTGATGACGCGTTCAATGACCGCGTAATCGGTTGAATTCCCTTCCGTCACAATCAGTTCGCCAGCCGTGACGAATTTGTCGTAAGAACCACCCGTTTGATTCCGACGGCGTTCAACGGCGGCTTCACTGACAAACAATCGCGGCACCACCTTGATAGCCCCGTCGTCCATTGGGAATACTAAAACGAACGCCGTGACATCTTCAACCGCGGCCAAATCGAGTCCGGCGTAGCATTTACGGCCACGCAATTGTTCCAAATCTACATTGCCCGCGGATTTCATCCATTCGTCATCGGTAATCCACGACGCCAATGAGTTGACCCACTGGTTCAAATGCAGTTGTCGGAATGCAATTTCCGATGACGGCAACGTCTTTGCTTCGCGCGCCATCTTTTCGAAATATTCGGGCTTGATGCTGATTCCGAAATTTGGGTTCGCCTTTTTCCAAACCTTTGGGTCGTGAATGTCATCGTCCGGGTCCGCTTCATATATAAGCGGCAAAAATGTGTTGTCATCAATCACGCCTTCTTCAACTCGTTTGCCGTACGAATACAATTCGTGGCAAATGGAATTCGTGTCGAACACTCCAGCCGTGGTGATTGCAATCATCAAAGGTTGCGAACGCGCACCCATTGACGTCGCCATCACATCCCACAAGTCGCGATTCTTCGCCGTGTGCAATTCGTCATAGATGACCGCGGACGCATTTGCCCCGTGCAATAATCCAGCATCGGCGGCGACCGCTTTCAAAAACGAGTTGGTGCCATTCAATACGATTGAGTTTTGGTAGGTCTTGCAATTCTTTGTCAAGATTGCGGAGTTGCGAACCATTTGTTTGCACACCTCAAACACAATCTTTGCTTGGTCGCGTGATGATGCGCAACAATAGATTTCCGCGCCTTGTTCTTTTTCAACGAACAAAATCGCCAACGCAATGGCCGCGGACAAATTTGATTTTCCGTTCTTTCTCGGAATCTGCACGTAGGATGTTCGGTATTGCCTCAACCCGTTTTTGTTTATGGTGCCGAACATCTTGTGAATGAATTCCTTTTGCCAATCTTCCAAAAGAAAAGGTTGGTTTGCCAAATCACCTTTCACGTGCGTGCAAACGCGTTCAATGAAATTGATGATTTTGTTTGATTTTGTTTCGTCGTGTGTCATTACTTTATTTTTATTTCACTTCTTGACACAATCTTTTTTATTGTGTTGGGGCTTGGATGGTTAGACAACACTTTCGTCAATCCAGCAAGGGAAATGTATTTGTTGTTTTTAGACAAATTATCATTGGCGTTCAATACTTGCATGTTGCTGAAGTGGTTTAATGCAAAAACCTCATCTTTGTTTTCTGATAATGACACCGGAACGATATGGTCAATGTGTGTTTTTGGCGGATTGTATTGGTCATTCAACCATTCTTCAAAGAACCAAGTCAACGTGCATCCAAGTATTTTTTCGGTTTTCTTTGATTTCTTGAATCCGTTCCTTTTGTAGGATTTCCAAATATTATTCCTAAGCAGTCGTGAATATTTATAAATCGGATTGTCTTTGTGTTTTTGGTGAAACACCTTTTTTTGATTTTTTATTTTAGTCTTGTTGTTTGTTCTATATTCTTTATTCCTTTGCAAAACCTTGTCCCGGTTGTTTTTGTAATATTCCTTTTGCTTTTGTGAAGTCTCTTTTTTGTTTTCTTCGTATTTCTTACGCTTTCGATTTTTTACGTAATCAATATTTTCTTCTCGCCATTCCTTTACCTTCTTTTTGATGTCGTCGGCGTTTTTATGGTAATACACTTTTCTTCGTTCACGAATGACATCAATGTTTTCGTGATAATATTGATTTGTTCTTTTTTTTATATCCTCTTTGTTTTCTTGATAGCGTTCTTTATCCTTTTTGCTTTTTAGCTTCTTGTTCTGCAAATGATATTGGTTTTTACAATCCTTACATTTTGACTGACGCCCGTCTTTTGATTTCGTTAATTTATGAAAATCATTCAACGGCTTTATCTCTTTGCATTTGTGACATCTCTTTTCCATCACCCAATCAAGTCATCCAATGTTTCAATCTTTTCTTGCGTCTCAATCTTTGCGCGTGACGATGCGGTCAATCCAAATTGGACCATCATCTTTTCAACCTTTGACCATGCGGCATTCATCATTGAAACTTCCGGTCGTGGTCGCCACATCAAATCGCCTTGCGCGGTTGTCGTTGCGTAGGTTGGACCTTGTTCTTTTACAACGGCGCGCGCGACTTGGTAATCTTCCCACGCGTCCGACAACATTTGCAACGCCATCGCATCCACTTCAGCAACGACGCCAAGGTCGTCCAGTTTCTTGACCAACCATTCAAACGTTTCGTTTGCGGATTGCACTGCGGGTGCGGTTGGAATGCCGTCGGCCTCCAATCGATTCTTGTGTCGGCTGGCGTCAAATGTGCCTTGCGCTTTCAACATCGC